TGTGCCTCAAGGTCGTGCTGCATATCTCTGAGCAGTGCGAGGTCTGCACGGGTCAGGGATCTTGAGCCGATCTTGTAGCTTTGCCCTCCTACAAGGATTGCCTGAATGGCTTTGTTGACCTCAGCCAACATCTGGGAGGGCGTGTAATCCATTACTGTTGACATTTTGTTTTATCCTCCATCCTGTTCACTGCTGTCAGCCTGAACGTGAATTGCCGCTGTAGATGTTACCGCCGATGCAGCATAGAGTGTGGTCATTACTTTCCTGTCAGGGTCGCCTCCGGGATACATCGGATAAACGGCACCGGGTGCAAGCCCTATGTATGCCATTCCCAGCCCGAAGATGAGGGGTTCTATCAGTAGTTCAGACATTGAATTTCAACCCCCATTGCATCTGTAACAACCGCTGTCACGGTCAGGGTGTCTGTGAGGTCTGACACCGGCGGATCAATCCTTGTTGCGATAAGTTGTGCACTGTTGGCCGGGATTATCACGCTCTGACCGAGAATTCCTACCGTGATCGGATTGTTGGTGAAGTTTTTGACCAGAAACTGACTCCCTGCACTCTCAAAGGTAAAAGTCACCGGTGTGTCTGCGGTTACCGCCTTTCGTTGTACTCTCATGGTTTTCATTCCTTTCTACAGCCATTGACTGTTTGATGTTCCGAGCCAGCTGCTGTCTTGTTCAGGTTTTGGCTCTGGTTTTTGTTCCGGTTCCCTTGTTTCCATCTCCAGCTCTTCGAGGTGGAAGGAACGAGCACCGAGCATATCGGCAGCACACATTGCATAAACCTCGCAGTCGAGGTAGTGGTTATCAGCGTGAGATGTTTTCTGCCGCCATTCTTGCGTTGTCCTGTTTCCGGAACGAACATTGACCTTATGTTCTGATGTGACCTGTTCTGCGTAGTCAAGGTCGCATCCCTGATAAACCATCCAGCTTCCTGAGCCGTTTTCCTTTCGCATCCTTCCGGCGATCATGTCCTTGTATTTCCCGGTGTCGATGAGCACCAGCTTCATGCCGTAGGCTCTGCTATCGGTCTTGTTTACCGTCGATAGTTTGAAATGTGTTGTCATTGCGTGCGATGCTCCCTTGCTGGGTAGTGCCCAGTCTGAATTGGATGCGCAGAAGTCGTATACTGCATCGGTGTTGTCGCCGGAGTCAATGAGAGCTAATTGCACGATCATCTGGCTGCCGTCTCTTTTGCTGTACGATAAATTCATCAGCCTTTCGACTTCTGCAAAGGAGAACGCCTGACCGTGAGCTATGTTCTGTGATGTCAGATAGTTGCCCCACGCTCTAATCGTCCAGTAAACGCAGTTTTCCTGAACATCCACACCGCCTGTCAGGAGCTTTGCCCATTCGGGAACCTCCAGCTCCGGCAGGTCTGTTTGTCTCTCCATTACGGTATCTGCGCTGGTTTTCAGCTTGGTGTCTTCCCAGGGTTCAGCGAGCCAGCTGTTGGTGAAGTTCTGCAGAGTGTCAGGGTTGTCCTTGCTGAGCAGAAATTCTCTTGCTATCTCCGAAAAGCGAACGAAGGGGCTGTACATTGTGTTGATCCAGAAGGCTACAGTACGAGGAACGGCTGCATTCTGTCTGACGACCTGCCATTCTCCATATCGGAGCATCTGGGGCTTGTCCTGATCGGTGATAATCGAGCCGCATTCCTGACAGACATAGTTTGCAAGTTCTGACCTGTCCATATAACTCAGCCCTTCTTTATCTGGGAAGGTGAGCTGCTTGAACACAAGTTCGATCATTTTGCCACAGTGAGGGCAGGGAACAAAGTAATGCTTTTCGACATCGGCACCTTCTAAGGCTTGCCAGATATGGCCGCTTTTGAGGGTGGGTGTTGATGTCATAAAAATTTTACTGTTATGAAATGTCTTTGTTCTCTCTCTTGCGAGCTTTATCGGATCGGCTTCTTTTTTTGTTGCACCGGGATACTTGTCCACCTCATCCAAAAACAGAAAACGAACAGGACGGCTTGCAAGGTTCGCAGGACTATTAGAACCGACGATTGTCATATACATTCCATCAAACTGTAACTCTGTCTTTGTACTCTCATTCTCTTTCCATCGCTCCTTGAGGGGAGGGGAAAGTCTGAACATTGGTTGCAGTCTGTTGGTGGAGATGCTCTCTCCTAAAACGTCCGAAGGGTAGACTACCATCGTCGGAGACGGGTCTTGCTGGACGATCCACCCCATCATATTGAACAGCGCCTCTGTACCTCCGAGCTGAGACGCTTTAGCGAGGATTATTTCCTCGGTTTCAAAATTACAAAACTCATCCATTACACCTGTGAGGTATGGGGTTTTGCTATTTGTCCAAGGCCCCGGCATTGCGGATGATTTTGTGTCGAGAATTCTGTATTTCTCTGCCCACTCTGAAACTGTTATGTTTTCGGGTGGGCGTAAATATCTGAGTGATTCTTTG